AAAGCAAGGTCTATTCTAAGTTTTTCACCTTCACTAAAACTATTGTAATTAAAGGTATCTCTAAATCTACTTTTAATTGTTTCGTTAAATTCTTCATCTAAATGAAAGTTAACAAAGAAATCCATAGATTGCAAATATTTATTAATTAAGTTATTCATTATAGGCAGATACTTCTTAATGATGTTAGCTTTAACACCTGTATCATTTAATATTTCTCTAGCAATGTCAATGTATTTTTTTTCTTCTATGGCCTTTTCTTTTTCTATGTTTACAGATTTTAACTCATCTTTTATTTGTTCTAACTGTTGAGCCACTTTATTTGTGTTTTGTGAATCTGATTCTAGTTTAGTAATTTCGGTATCTAGTCTATTTGAGTGTCTATTAATTTCTGAAATAGAAGTGTTTATTTTTGCTACAGATATATTTAATTCTGATAGCTTCTGATTTATTTTATTTAACTCTTTTAACTTCTCATCTGTTTTACCTTTTTCATCAAATAATTTTTGTAGCCCTAGTTCTAATTCGTTGATTTTGTTTGCTTCACTATTAATCTTATCTAGTTTAAACTGTTGGTCTATTGGCTGTGTACACGTAGGACAACTGTCATTGTTTTGAAAAAATGATAATGTTTTTCTGTGTGTATCTAAATTGTGTTCTATCTTTGATTCTAGCTTGACCAACTCATTAGACTTTTTGTTATATTTTTCACCACTCCAAACCTCTGCCTTTGTAGAAATTATTTTTTCATTTAATAATTGCAGTTTTTGATTATATTCGTAATTACTTTGTTCGTTTTCTTTTAATTGTTTTTTTCTGTCCTCAATATCAGACGTATCTCTATTTTTTATTTCTTCAAAATGTTTTTTTTGTAACTCGTACTTTTCCTGCATTAAATCATATCTATGTTTAACATCAATAACAGATTTGTTTAACTCGCCTTGTTTTTGTCTTAATAATAAATCCATATGACTAAAAACTCTTATATCTAATATTTCTTCAACAACCTCTCGTCTATATCTAGCACGTAAATGCATAAACGGTTCATATGAGGTAGAGCCTAATATAACAACTTGACAAAAAGCACGATAGTTACATTTCAAAATGTTTTGCTCTAGCATATTTTGATAGTCAACGTTTGAAGCATCCTGATTTAACAATACATTGTTACAATAAATCTCAAATTTGTTTGGTTTAATTCCTCTTGTGATTTTGTATTTTTTATTGCTTGTTTCAAACTCACACTCTATTTCACAATCATTTAGGTTGATTGTATTTACTAGTTGTTCTTTTTTTATATCTCTAAACGGTCTATTAAATAGAGCAAAACATAATGCGTCAAGCATAGTAGATTTTCCTGCACCGTTTGTACCAATGATTAGTGTTGATGGTGCCTTTGCTAGGTCAACCTCTATAAACTGATTACCAGTAGATAGAAAGTTTCGCCATCTTAATTTTTTAAAATATATCATACTGTGTTGTCACTTGCCTCAATATAAATTGACTTTAGATATTCTTTTAGTTTGGTTTTGTTTACATCCGTTTCTATTTGATCAACATAGTTATTTAGGAATGTAACTGTGTCTTCACCCATTTCAAGTATATCTTCTCTTACACTAGCTTTTATATCAGAATAATCTTCTATGATATTTAAATCGTGTACTGTTATTTCATTATACAACCTTTCAACAAATTTGTCAAATACATTATTATTTGTTTTATTTAACACTATTAATTTTATAAAGTGATTGTTATATTCTGTTAAATCGTAGTTTGCGTAATCTTTCTTTTTGTCATCATATATTATCTTTTTATGTATGGTTAAAGGATTTCGTACCCTTGTTATTTCTCTTGTTTCGGTATCAAATATATGAAAGCCCTTTGGATCCTGATAGTCTGACCAGGTCATTTCATATTGAGCACCATTATAGTGTATCTGACCATCATCTGTATGTTTATGAAAATGTCCTGAAATTACTCTATCATATCTTTGAAAGTCTGATTTTGCTAAACCGTGTTCATTAATAACTCCGTTTTGCATTTCAATACCTTTTATTTCTAAGTGTCCCATTACTATTTCTGCTTTAGCTGTACGTAACATTTCCATGGAGTGATCATAGTTGTCATCACAAATCCAAGGTACAAATAATATAGGCGTACCATCAAAGTCAACTACAGTTGATTTAGAGTATACCCAAGGTTCATTCTTTTTATCAAAAGAAGAATATAAGTTTTCTATTGCATTTACTTGGTTCGTATTTTTAAAGTATGTATCGTGGTTTCCTAAAATTACGTGAGTGTCAATTTGTTCTTCGTATAAACGATCCCAAAATTGTTTTCTAAAAATAGAGGCTGTTTGAAAGTTAATAAACTTTCTTCTATCAACAACATCGCCTAAATGAACCAATGTTTTAATGTTGTGTTCTTCTAGGTATGGAAAAAAGATTTCATTATAAAATCTTAATTGATAATTTCTAAATGCTTCACTATCATTACGAACACCGAAGTGTGTATCATTCAACAATGCAATTTTCATTATATATCTAGGACGCTTGTATAAGTTCTTTTCTTTCTTTTTTTAACTCTTATCTCATTCGCTGTAGGTTGTTCCTCAGTTGAGGGTTTGTTTTTTCTTAAAAATTCTAAGAATTGATTTTTGTAATCATTATTTGTATCACCAGGCAACACAGCAAATTCATCTATATTAGCCTGTTCAATCATTCTATACTTAATGCTTGATTGTTTCTTTTCTTTTTGTATTCTTCTAATAAAGGCATAATAGATAATTTGTGTAAAATAAGCAAATGGGTTATTTGATTTTTTAGGATTAAAGTTTTTAAGATATTGTAAACAATTTTCTATACCATCAGAAATCATATCATCTCTAAAAGTATAGTTAATAAAATTAGGTCTATAAGATAAGTGATTTGCTATCTTTAAAAAACATTCACCAATATAGTTTGTAACTGGTGGTGCTTTTCTATTTCTTTTTTCGGCCTTATCACACTTGTCCTTATATTCTATCATCGCCTGTAGAAACTTTTTGTTATCTACATAATGTTCTGATTTTTTTTTAGTTCTAGTCATAATTATATAATACTACATTTTGTTGTTTTTGTCAATGGTTTATGTTATAAGTTCCACCTCTACGGCCTCTGCTTTGCCATATTCTTCATAGTTTTCATTATAGTGTTTCCAAATCTTTTTTTCAAGTGATTTAGGTGTGCCTGTAAAAGGATACGTAACCTGACAATATTTTTTAGGGTTGTCACTATTATACGTTGCTTTTATTATCCACTTGTCTTTTTTCATATTAACCAGTTATATACTGCTCTCATAGCAAGTAATAAGTAAAATAGTTCCATTAACATACGAGGTATATCTTTGTCTTTCCAACCCATATAAACCCATATAGCACAAGAAAAACACCCTACTAACCAACCTACCCATTGTGTTGATATGTTTGCACTTGATAGTATATAGGCACTTAACATGGCAAGTAAAAACCCTATCCATCGACCTTTACTTATATCTTTGTAATATCTAATTTTCATGGTCACTTGACATAATCTAATTTTGTTGTTATAATACCTATGTAGGTTGTTACCGAGAACCAGCTACCTATCTAGTGTATCTTCTTGCTTGGCATATTTAATAAATCACTTAACTCTTTGATGTCTTTTTTATCTATATCCCTCTCATTTAAATCGGGATTTTCTTCATCAAAATCATCCCAATCATCATCTTTTAAATCTCTTTCAATAACATTTGGCAAAGCCTGTTTGGCCTGTCTTAATGCGACTACAAGTTTTGCATATCTTTTTGTAAACTGAGGAGTGGCATTTGCTATTGTAATAATTTTATCTATAGGAATAGTAATTATTTTTTCATCTGTAAAACCAACCCATTTAACTAAAGCAATATAATCAGATATACCGTGTTCAGTTATACGAGGAACATATTTAATTAACATTGGTTCCTGTAATCTTAATAGTTTAGAGTTTTCGGGTAATTGATCCTTATGTAAAGGAAACTTACAACAGATTTCTTCTCCAGAAACCAGTCTGATTATTTTTACCGCTTGAGTATCTATTCGGTTAATCATATAACTATTTATCTAAATTTACGGTGTGAATTTCATAGTTGAAGTTCTCCCGATTGTAGATATTAACTCTTTCCTGAAAATGGGTTAAGGTAAAATTCTTTTTATCTTTATAGGTTAAATCATCAGATATATCGTAAACTGTAGCACTTTGTTTTTTATCACCAACTCTTAAACCACGGCCAATACTTTGTAATACTCTTATAGGGC